GACGTTTTCTGAGTTGAAAAGATTGGGATGTTTGTCAAGTGGAGCCAGAGTGTTTGATGCTACTGCGGGGAGAGGAGAATGTAGGATGGCACTAGAGGAGCTTAACATCCCGGTGGTGTCTTACAACCGGAAAGACCCATATAGCCTCGTTAGACATTATGGTGGGATCAACTACATTGATGATTATGACGTTGCATCAGACTATCTAAGGCCTGAAATCTCAGCATTCTGCATCAATTCCCAAGATACTGGGTCTATGGTCCTCTACGACGTGTCACATCTCGGAGCTTTGCAATCTGCGTTCTCTGATCGGATGTTGGATACTCTAGCAGTGGCTGATATGTGCATGGTCAGATATGCTGCCATTAGCAAGAACTTGAAGGTGATATCTGAGAATTCTTACAAGCTAGGGTTTAGAAGTTACTTGATTACAGTTCAATCAGGCTCATGCGCATCTCCTACGATCTATGTCCTTTATAGCAAGAGTGGAAAGTGGAGCAAAAAGCTCCCAACCCCTGCAGAGCACAGAATGAGTGCAAATTACCTGATGATGGAAGCAATCTCTGTACTCAAAGCTGGCGTGAATTCGAGATTTGACCATGGTCCAAGGTATAATAGTGTGATCGAAAACTTAGGGGGGTATGGAACTGCGGTAATCAATTTGGAAGAAAAGATAGAAGCTGTGGTTAGAGGAAGCCAATCAAAGTATGTCATTACTTTGAGCTCCAACATGAAAGCAATGAATGTCGCTCCGATATACAGGCGCCTCAAGACCAAGTTGATAGAGCTTGGATGTAGAGAGGGGATTCATGTTTACGAAAGGGTCGGAAATTGGAATCAATTCTTTGAAGAGTTTGAGATAATGAGGACTAGGGAAGAAGAGACGAAGTTTAGCTCTAGCGATGATGATATTGATGTCATCTGGGTGGACTTATCAGCGATTGACAACAACATTCTCAGAGTTTTGCGCAAGTTCCACCACTCGTCCAGATGGAGACGGATCTGTCAAGCACTTCTCATGACTGATGTTTTGGACCTCAAGTTACTAGGAGAGAAGAACTCTGACTATTACGGTAGGACTTGGGAATCCAATGTCCCCACTGGCAGAAGGGAAAATCAGCGTACGCAGAGCTTAGGTGATGCATTGGTACTATTGGCAGTGGATGCCATTGCAAGGAATAGTTTGCTGCATCAGAAAGTTTTGGCAAAAGCACTAGCAACATCGGCAATCAATTCCAAGAAAGCAAGAGAGCTCCAACATTTCAGGAGATTGATGTCGTGTTTGTATGAGCCTATGTGTAGATTGTTGAATCGGAAGACTTTCTCAGCAAAATTGTCTGAGCGATTGCAGAATTATGCACTTGATAGGTTTGTGAAGCAAGGAAGATACATTAGCGTGAAGACCTACACTGCAGAGATACAACGTGAAGAAACTGAAGGTGTCAATCGGGCTATGAGCAAGAGCAATTTAGAGATGGCAGAAGCATTCAATGACAATATCGACAGTTTACTGGATTTTGACGTTATAGGAGCTAGGCTGATTGTCAACACAAATCTGACTGTTGATTCCAGCGATTTGGGAGAGATTACACTTCATACGAGTATTGGTTCGGGTGGCATGGATGCATTGTCTCTTGAAAGCGAGTTCAATGATCTAAGTGTTCCTGATGATATAGTCATGCAAGAATCTGTCATAACTGGTGAGTTGATGGACGGATTGCTGGTGATTGAAGGAGAAACCGAAGAAGAGAGACAGGCAAGAGCAGAAGTGCTAGCACAGTATGCTTTGATGATGAGCGATTACTAATCCCGGAATGAGATTAGTATGACAGAGTGAGATTAAGTAGCTATATTGCTCCTTACGAATTGAGATTATACCCCGGTCGCGTTAACCTAGACACGCAGCCCAAAGGTAGGAGACAGGTTTTTCTGTCTCTGAGCTTGGGAACGCAAAATATGGAGCACTCTGATTAATAA